CTTATGTAGTTTGCGAAACTTAGCCCACTCGTCCGAAATCTTTTTAGGAGTAATAGGAGTAGGACCAGCTTTAAACTTATTCGCGCTAAAGAGGTAATCGCTATTTTTAGCCTTGCTTAGGTGCAGGGCGAGGTCGGGCAAAAACACATCTGGTATTGTTACGCTTTCTGTTTTTCGGTTTTTAGAGTTTTCACCGTCAATTACTATATAGCCACCGTGCAGGTGCACATCGCCCACCTTTAGCTTTGTCAGTTCCGTACGCCTAATGAAGCAGTAGTAAGTCAGCATACAAAGCACGTAGTAGTGGAAATTAGTATCGTGTAGCGTTCTTACCTTATCTTTAATCTCGCCAGATAGTACTTCACGCTTCTTTTGTACCTTGTTTTTAGGTTTTATGCTTTCAGCAGGGTTAGCATTTATAAAGCACTTGGTTTTGCACCAAATTAGAAATATATTGAGAAATCTCAAATGATTATTATAAGTACTTGGGCTATTTTTACGTTCGTAATAGAGGTAGTCCAGATAGTTTTGCAGAGTATAGGTATCAAGTTCTACAATAAATTTCATTGATATTTTCTTATCGGTAAAATACTTTTTCAATAGTTCTATGCAAGAGGTATAAGCCCTAAGTGTATCGGGGCGTTTAATACCGTCTTGTACTTCTTTTTCTTGCATTTTTATAAACAAGTCAGCGCAATATTCTAATGATTTATATTTTACATTAGTGTCTTCATAGAATGGCGACCAGCCGTTATCTAATTTTTGGTTAATAGCGGCAATCATCTTTTTAGCGTATTTCTCACGTTCGCGATTAGGGGACATTGGAGGCACTCGCTTACGAAAGCGTTTAAATTCGTTTTGTGCAGGTATTTTGGCGAAGAATACAATGCGCCATTCATCATTTTGCCCTTTTTGTAGCACTGCGGGCTTATAGTCAACGTATATAATACGTGAAGAAGTATTTTTTTCGTTTGTAGGCATTTTTTTATTTAGGGCTACCTCCCAGCACTGAAAAACCGTGCAAAGAAAAAGCCCCAAATCAGACCCAGCTATTTTAAAAAACTTGGTGTAACTAACTGTATATCAATTAGTTACACCAATTTTGTAGCGAAGACGGGATTTGAACCCGTGACCTTTGGGTTATGAATTTATCCTTAACAAATAAAAAGCTATATACAATAGTTTTTACTTAGGTTCTAACGCTACTAAGTCTAATAAAAATACTCTTTTATATACTCGTAATTAACTCAAATCAAAAGTTATTAGACAAAAATTATTAGAATATTAACAAAAAAATATAATGTACTTATTTTTAATTTAATTTTATTGTTCTATTAGTTTATATAGTTTGAATTTTATCTTATCTTTTAGAACTTCATTAAGAATGAATTTTCTTTTGTTATTAAGAATAAAAAGTTCATAACTATTTAAACAGCATATATATTTTGATATGCTTGTATTTTTTATTTTCCAGTTATTAGTTTCTAATAAACTTTCAATAATATCACTATCTAAATCTGAGTAATTAAAGCAAAAACTAATTCTCTTTCTTGAACTTTCTGCTGTTAATTCACAATCATAAAACCACTTGTTTAAAGTGCCTGTATACAATACCTTTTCTTTATAAATTACTTCGAAAATAAAAATAGTATTATTGAGACTCATTATTTTATTAAAGTCTCCATCACTTAAACCTCCCGCAAAAAGATTATTTTTACAGTCAGCTATAAAATCAACCTCTTCAGGAGTTAGTTCTACTTTTTTTAATTGTCCATAACTCAGTGTAGCACAAAATAGTGCTAAAAATAAAATTACTTTTTTCATTTCTGACTGTTTTTCAAAATTTCTAATAAAGTTGTTATTTGCTCTTGGCTTGTTTTAAGCCTCTCTGTAAGTTCTTTATGTTGCTCAATGATTTTTGATATATCTTCATTTGAAAAAGAGATAGATATATCACCACTACCAGTAATATTATTACCAATTATACTGTTGGTTGATTTTATGTTAGAATTGTCTATGTTCATATTTTTAATAATTTCTCCTTCCCCTTTCTCTATCCAATCAATATTTATAGAATATTCTTTTTCTAATCTCATTTTAATAGAATCGGATACTCCTACCCCCTTTTTTTCTCTGTAAATATCACTCAGACTTCCCTGTTTTATACCTAAAGCCTTTGCAAATTCAGCTTGTGAGTTGAAAGATAATTTTTTTTGTATTATCTTAAGTCTTTGATTTTCAGTCATAACGTAAAACTTTCTATAAAATGATTAGAATTTTCTATCAAAAAATTTGTTTGTTTATAGATTAATCTATACATTTGCAATCGAAATGTAAATATATTCATATTTAAAATGTAAATATAAAAATAATCGGCAAATATATAAAATTAAAATGAAAGTTAGCAAAATTATCATCGAAAAAATACTGAACGATAACGAATTCAGTATAGAGCTCGCTAAGAGGCTCGGTAATCAGCAGCAGTCTGTACTAGGATTAGCACGGCGTAATAGCCGTAATCTTACCCTATGGGAGGCTGTTATGTTCTATAAGGAGAAAGGCTTTACAGAAGAGCAAATATTTGAAAAAGACCCTATAGGTACCACAGAAGAAGACCCTAATCAGTTGAAAATTGATTTTAAAAATTAATAATATGAAAATAGAAGCAAAAGCATTACTTACCGTTATTAGGTTCTTATACAACAAGAATATAAGTATTGTAACAGACATCTATATAGGTAAAGTACCTAATACTATAGTAGCCCATCTAACAGATAGAGCGCAAAGATATCGCACACAACACAATAACAATGAGCTTGGCTGGATAGACTTTATCCTTAGCCTCGATACTGAGAACCTTAATATATTGGCTGAATATATTTTTAACAAGCAATAATGAACTAAGAATGAATTAGTAGAAATAACTGAACAAATAAAAAAATAACTCTTACAATGAGCCCTTTAGTACAAATAGCATATAACACCATCAAGCAGTTTGGTTTGTCAGATACTGACAAACAAACACTTATTAGTATGCTACAAGGTACTAAACAAGAGCAAGAATTAAAACAAGCTCAAGAAGAGTTAAAAAAAGTTCCTGACGAACTGTTAAAAGAAGTAGCCGTATTAAGAGAGTTACTAAAACGAAAACAAATCTTTCCACCCAAAAACTGGGACGGATACTACAACGGAATAAAAGTATAAATAGATTATGGAATGTAACAACGATACCCCTATATGGCAACTTACAATTGGAGAATTTTTAGAGTTTCAGAAAACAGAACTTATAAAAGAGTTATCCCTTATGTTCGCTGCCAAAAACAAAAAATACGAATATGGTATTAATGGTCTAGCTAAATTGCTTGGGTGCTCTCGTACTACTGCAAGCAAAATTAAAAGTTCTGGAGTGTTAGATGATGCCATATTTCAAGTAGGTAAAACTATTATTATCGACAAAGAAAAGGCTCTCGAATTGTTTAACAATAGTAATAAAAATAATAAAGACAATGGAATATCTTGATTTAATAGAAAAATTCTGGCAGCTTACCGATGAAGTTCCTCTTAATAGCTCTGTTGTCTCTACTTATTTTCTCTTATTAGACAATTGGAATAAATCGGGTAAAACAGATTTTGAATACCCCGACAAACTTATTCAAAAGAAAATAAAGATAGATAGAAAAACTATTAAAATAAACAAAGAGACTTTGCGAAATTTAGGGCTTATCAGTTACCAAGTTACAATGGGTTTTCCTACTGTCTATAAAATAATTCCCGATTATATTATTCGTAATCGTAAGAATAAAGAAGTGGCACCTACCCCCACTATAATCGCAGAAAAAGAAAAAACACCTATCCCTGTGTCAGTAGTTAAAAGTACCCCTGTGGTACCTAAAGCTCGAAAAGCTCCAGAGATACCCAAAATGGATTTACCACCTGTAGCTGTTCCTACTGTTGCTCCAGTGATACCAGAACAAGTACCTAAAGCCCCAAAGGCTCCAGAGATGCCTAAAACAACTGAAAATACAAAAAAAGATACACCTATTACTAAGGACATTCCTACTTTTGATGAGGTGCTCAATTTTTTTAAGACCTTACCTAATTATGAGCCTTCCCTTGAAGAACATCTAAAAACAAAATACGAATACTGGGTAAATAATGGTTGGATAAGTGGTTATAACAGACCTATTACCAATTGGAAGCAAACCGTAAAAAATACCATACCTTATCTGAGGGGTGATAATAAAAACATCTTTAATATACCAAATATAAGGAGACCAAAAGCAACTTATGATGAATAGTTCAATAGACATAGATATAGAAAAATACGTACTCGGTAGCCTTGTAAACGAACCACAGCTGATAGCCAAGTATTACAATATGCTAAGCGTTAGTCTTTTTTCTGCACCTGAGCACCAAATAATATACGATACTATCGTACAAGTTTGGAAGAAGTATAACGCAATGGATATAATACTGCTCGGAAAAGAATTTGAAAAAAACAAAGTATCACAACTAACACAATATTGTATCGAGCTCTCAATGTTCGTAGGCTCTTCAGCCAATATAGAGCACCATATACTGCTATTGGTACAAGAACAAGTGAAGCGTGACTTTATTATCAAATTCTCTACCCTACTCAATATGGCTCAAGGTGTTGAGAATGATATATTCGACCTTCGCGACAAAGCATTCGAGTATTTCAATAACTTGTTTATTGATAAGTTCATCGAAAACAACCGTCAAGCCCGTGAGTTCCCTCAATTGGTCTCTGCTGTGCAAGAAAACTTTGAAAGCATACACAAAGGCAAACCAACAGGCTTACAAAGCTCTCTAAGTATCATCAACAAAGTATTAGGAGGTTGGCAAAATTCTAACCTTACCATTGTAGCAGGTCGCCCTGGTATGGGTAAAACCACTTTCTTAGTACAGCAAATAATTGATATGGTAAAGTACGGTTATTCAGTAGGCGTTTTTTCCTTAGAGATGTCAGACGAGCAAATCGCTACTAAAATCATTTCCAATTACACTAATATACCTAACTCTGCTATGCTTCGTAAAGGACTTAATGATGAGGAAATACAAAGGTATATATTGCTTAAGGATAACTTGGTAAATATGAATATACACATAGATGAAACTTCAGCTTTATCTATTGATAACCTTAAAACAAAAGCTAAAGCAATGAAGCTGCGACACAATATCAATATACTCTTTATTGACTACCTACAGCTTATCACCTACCCAAAAGCAGGCAACCGAGAGCAAGAAATATCCTATATATCACGCTCTTTGAAAGGCTTGGCAAAAGAACTCAACATCCCTGTTATAGCTCTTTCGCAGCTATCACGCAATGTAGAACAACGAGCTGACAAACGCCCTTTTCTTTCTGATTTAAGAGACTCTGGAGCAATTGAGCAGGATGCTGACGAGGTAATATTTCTATACCGCCCAGAATACTATGGAATTGAGCGATGGGACAAAGAGTATAACAACGAAAACACCAACAATGAAGTAGAGATTATCATATCTAAGAACCGACACGGAGGCATACTTGCCGAGCGTTGCAGCGTCAATATGGCAACCTCAAAATTTACCGATTTAGTAACCTTTTAAAATCACAATTAATATGGAAACACTTATGTACATCATTGCCTTTATAGTTGTAGCTGCTATCATAGTAAGCGATGCTAATGAAATAATGAAAGATTAAATATTAAAAATAAGCAATGAAAATAATAGACTTATTCAGCGGCATAGGCGGATTTTCGCTCGGATTTCAGCGAGCAGGCTACCGATTTACCGAACACTATTTTAGCGAAATAGACAAACACGCAATAGCTAATTATAAATACAATTTTCCAAATGCAAAACACATCGGAGACATTACCACTATTCAGCCCGCAGATATTGCAGGAGCAGATATTATCACTTTTGGTTCGCCTTGCGTCGATTTCTCAATTGCTGGACGGCGTGCAGGTCTCGCAGGCGCAAAAAGTAGCCTTATCCAGTACGCAATTACCCTCATTGATTGCATCAGACCAAGTATTTTTGTCTGGGAAAATGTTAAAGGAGCATTCTCCTCAAACGCTGGCGCAGACTTTTGGGCAATTATCAAAGAATTTACCAATATTGGGGGTTACAGACTTGAATGGCAATTGCTTAATACAAAGTGGCTTTTACCCCAAAATAGAGAGCGAATATACCTTATCGGACATCTTGCAGGACGAAGTGAGCCAAGAGTATTTCCTATCACAGAAGATGATTTCGCTACTACAGAAAAAGCGCAAATACAATCACAAACCCCGATTTGTACCACACTCAAAGCAAGCGGTTCAATGAGACCAGAAGATACCTATATTATTCCTAAAGAAGCTAGTACGTTGACAGGAGGCGGAAAATCTGGCGGGTTGCATTCCGATATGACGGTAATACACCAACTCTCACGAGGCAAAAACAAAGGTGCTGAACTTACTACTTGCCCTACTATATCGAGCAACGCCTTTCAAGAGAATAACCTACTGGGTGGCGTACGCCGCCTCACTGAAATAGAATGCGAACGCCTGCAAGGCTTTCCGGACAATTATACGCAATACGGCAACTACAATGGCAGCATAAAACCTATAGCAAAAACACAACGCTACAAACTCATAGGTAATGCCGTAACCGTAGATATTGTAGAACTTATAGCAAAACGATTAAATTTTTAGATATGAAGAAAAGAAAAGAAATAATTGATTTTTTAATGAAAGTATTTGTCATAGAAATAAATAATAAAAATATCCAAGAAATTGAAATAAAGTACAGAGAAGCAAAAAACTTTGTAATAAGAGAAATGATTTTTCAATCAATTTTCACAGGGATTATTTTTAATAATTTGAAGTTTATAACCAGCATTATTGGTGAATATGGAAATATTCTTTATTCTATATTATTTATAACTATTACATCATTAATAGTAGTTTTAATTCTTTGGTCAGCAATTAATATATATGCATTATTAAAATATAAATCAAAAATCAAAAAATACTATCACAATGATAACAACCTCAAAGATATATAACTATGGACAATTACACTTTCTTTATGTTGCTTATATTGCTATTCTTAGCAATAGCCATACACAATATGTACCGACTAAAAAAAGAGCGAGACGAGTTGCGTTATAAGTATGAATACTTAGTAACAGAACTATTAATAGAAATACTAAGGCACATAAATACATCAAGCGAACCTTCACCGAAGGATGAGCGAAAGATAACCGAAGAATAATGACTAAATGTATAAACAAGTAAATTACTAAAACAATTACAATATGAACGACAAAGTAAAAGAAAAAATCACAAAAGTCTACGAACTCGTAAAACGAGGCATAGCAGGAGAACAGCAATCAGCAGAGAAAATGCTAAACAAGTTGCTTGAGAAGTACAACATTTCAGAAGATGAACTTAATAGTATCACAGAAAAAGAGTATTACTTTAAGTACTCCTCTGATTTAGACCAATGGCTATTTATGCAGATCATTAACTACTTCTTTAAGGATAAAAGCTACAATGTTTACCGCATTAAAGGTGGTGGCGTAAAAGAATTTTCAATACAGATGCCCTACTTAGATTGGGTAACATTAGATAGTGCCTACAGCTATTTCAAAGCACATCTAAACCAACAATGGCGCAAACACGGCTTGCCAATAGTCAATCGTTGCCGAACTACCAAAAACAAAAACAAACGCCGTCAGGAAATGCAAGCAAGTTTTTTTTCGTTATACATAATTCGTTCAGGTATTTATCACCCATCACAAAAGAGCTCTTGTCGCCTTAGTGAGGAAGAAATAAAAAGACGAACTATCCTTCACGGAGTTGAGGGAGGCAAATACAACCAACAAGTAACTACTGGTCTATATTTAGAATAACATATGAAACTCTTGAATAAGCGAACCTTCATCAAAGGATGAGCGAAGAATAATCACACTAATCATCAAATATCAAACTAAAATGAACAAAGAAAAAGAAAATTACCCCTCTTGGCTTGTTCCTTTGGATATAGCCCAAGAACTCAAAGCAATAGGTTTTGATGAACCTTGCTTGTATTATAACTCTGAAGCAATAAGTGGTATGGGATATCAGTGTATAGAAATAGAAGAAAGAATACATAATGAGAATCCCAATGTTATAGAACTGAGAGAATTGAAATATTTCAATTATAATAAGACGAAAGGCTATACATCTATTCCTACTTGGGAACAAGTCTTTGAGTGGTTTAGAGAGCATAATTTACAGAGTGAGATATGGTATAAAATAAAACACTATGAAGAAGACGGAGAAGTAAAAGAAGCTCCTCCTTATAACTATGGTATTTTAAATGAAAAAGGAGAGCCGCTGAACTCTGAATATTATTTTTGGTTTTATGAAGATGCTCGACAAGAACTTATATTGGAGCTTATTAAAATTTATAAGAAAATGAATGAAAAACCTACTCATCACCGTATCAGGAGGGCGTAGCTCGGCACGTATGGCACAGCATATACAAACCCACCCTAAGTATGCAGACTATAATAAAGTTTTTGTTTTCTGCAATACAGGTATGGAACGTTCCGAAACTATCGCCTTTCTCAAAGATATTGTTAAACACTGGCAAATCCCCCTCACAATTATAGAGGGGGTATATTCCATCGAAAAAGGCGTAGGAGTAGGCTATAAGATAGTAGATAAAAATATAAATATAAACAGAAAATGAAAATATTTGACGAAATTTCACGCTTCCTAAAGCAAGATTTAGAAATAACCGACTATAATGTAGAAGAATGTATTAAAACGGTTAATAAAATGAATGTAATTGTGTGTATTATAGTCCTAATTATAATAACAATTGTTGTAACTTTAGCTTATTTTCTTAGTCCTATAGGGGTTGGATTTATTGTAATTATAGGTTCAATTACTTTATTATTCCCTGCAAAAATAATGAGGAAAATTAATTCTTTCTCAATGTCTTATGATTTTTATAAGAGAGAAAAAAGTATGGGGGTTCAACAGAAAAAAATACCTTATAAAAATACAGATGTATACCTCTTAAAAAAAATAGATACATATACCTCTGATAACATACCTATTTGTATAGTGGAGGAATATATGAGCGAATACAACTACTCCTTTAAAAACATAGTTAATACTACAACTAAATTTTCTATAGAACACGAATTCAAAAGTGTTACAGAAGGTAGCAAATATTTTGATGAATATTCAGAAGCAAATGTTTTGGATTTTATCAATAAAATGCATACTTTTGCAATCAATTAATAACTAAACACATAACGCTATGATAAAGAAAATCTTATTACTCACTATCGCGGCTGTATCATTTGCTGCTTGTTCAAAATCAGACAAAGACACTCCTGTAGACAACGGAAACGGGAGTAACGACAAACTTTTAGGAACTTGGGTAGGTACATACGATATTATCGCAGAAAAACCTGAGCAACAAGTTAGACTTGTAGAATTATTAAAAACACAACACAATTTAATGGAAAGAACTTTTAATATAAATTCCGAGTTCAAAAAGACACGTGCTGTATTTAGTAATAACAATAATGGAAATTACTCTTTCAAATACTTTGATGAAACAGGAAAGATTGAATATGGAGGAATAAACTACACAATTAAAGAGAATAAAATGATAGACATTGAAACTAATGTTCCTGTTAGTACTTATTCTTTTGAAGGCAACAATAAACTAACTTCTGAAATGCTTGGTTATTTTCTATTTACCATAGACGCTGAAAAATCAGCAGATGAACTTAGTGCTGAAATCAAAAAACTAAATTTAGACGCTTCTAAGCCTACTGATATACAAAAAATCACAGAATTAACTAGTAAAATTCAGCAGAAAAACACACTAAAATATAAACTTAAGTGGTATCTAAATCGTCAATAAAAAAATCTCACCCCTAACAAATTGTTAGGGGGATTTTTTTTGTGTTGAGTATATTTCTTGCTCCTACACTTGTGACACTTTTATATTTGTTACAATTATAACAAAATAAACAACAAAAAAAACAAGCAAAATGCTTGCGTAATTAAAATAGTTACCGTATCTTTGCAACGTAAAATTAAAACAAGAACAATTATTAACAATTTAAACACTTAGAACAATGAAAGATTTATTCAACAAATTAGCAGAGAGAAAGGGTGATTATTCAGTAAGTGAATTAATGCCTATTGTAGATGATTTGGCATCTCAAATCGTAGCATTAGAACCTTGTATTATAGAGGTTGATAAGCAATGGTCAGGTTACGGCACTTGGAAATCCAAAGGCTGGGCAAATAAAGCATACTTTGGTGAAGAATTAGCCAATATTATAGTTAAGGCTCTCAATGGTAGAATAACTCACGATGAAGATTATGAGTTTGATTTGAAAGACTTTGAAGAAAGTATAAATGAATATATTTCTGAATATTTATACTAACAAAAACAAAGCCCCTAACACTACATTAGGGGCTTACTTGTAAAATTAAAACAATTCTAACGATTTAACACCCTTAGAAATGAGGGGCAAACATACAAAATAATATGGATAACAGCAAACTTTTCGAATTAAAAATGCCTAAATTTTTACTGGCAGCAGAACCTTCACAAATGCCAAGCGGATTTCATTACATCTATTCACCTCACTACTTATCATTGGTATT